AGATGGCAAAGATCGGTGCTGCACGTCGCCGACCTGGTCAGGACAAAAGGACCGCAGAGCAACTGCGTGGAACGCTTGGTCGTGCCGGTCGCCGTGCGGGTCTTGCGGTTGGTGGGGCACTCAAGGGGCTTCCCGAGATCCCGATGCCAACTGCCCGGAACCCACTTGTGCGGTTTGGGCTTCGGTACGGCAAGAACATCGGCGGCGTCCGGGGCGGACTTGCCGGCATTGGCGCCCTGGCGGGTGGGGCCCTGATCGGCAAGATGATCCAGGGGTCGGGCGAGCTGCGGCAGGCTGAGGAGCGGGAGCAGGAGATGCTCCGCCGGCGAGCCCGCCAGGACATGCTGAACCTGCTGGGCCGCAAGGAACAGAAGCAGGCGGTGCAGATGAGCATCAACCAGAACCTGGCAAAGCTCCAGATGGAGGCGCCGGATCTGTACATGCGTGCGGCGACGGGTCGCGTGCTGCCGCAGGGAGCGGTTGTGATCGGCGGGGCGCCCCGCGCAGATCTTCTCAATCAACTCGGAATGGCCATGGCAAACGGCCAGTTCGGTCAGTAACATCAAAGGAACCAGGAGACACACATGGCAGGCGAAAACTCTCTCGTTACCCAGCACTACCCCGATGACTTCCAGGTCACGGTGTTCCCCAACGCGGCTGCCGCGCCGCACGACCCCACCATCCTGCTGTACGCAGACCGCGACCTGTACGTCGATGAGATCGTCGTCGGCATCCATGCGGTCGGCGGCTCGGCTGCGGTCCTGTCGTTCGAGGTGACTCGCGACCTGACCAACACCGCAGCTGGCAGCGTTGTTGCGCTTGCCAACATCGACACCGCGAACGTTGTTGCCGGCGACACCATGGTTCTGACGACCGACGGCGTGGTTCGCACGGCAATCGCCGGAACCACCTACGCGTCTTCGACCGGCTCGACCGCGATCAGCAACTCGGAGAACAAGATTCCCCAGGGTTACTGGCTCCTCATCGACATCACCGGAACCATCGGCAGCGGTCGCGCTTCCGTCCAGGTCCGCTTCCGTTCCCGTCCCAAGTAATCGCACACCCCACCACAGGACACCCACATGGCACTTGTTTCTTCCACCGAGATCCGTCCTACCGACATCACTACGTTTATTGAGTTTAGCCCGCTCGCTGCTGGTGTCACTATGCCCACCAGCACTGCTGCCGGTTTCCGCTGCTTCTACACCAGTCGCCCGACCAAGATCATGGCGATGTCCGTGGTCAGCGGAAACGTGACGGTTGGCGGCGTGACCTACACCGCCGCGTACGATGTCCGTGCGATTGACGGAACCGTCACTCCCGTGACTACGCTCAATACTGCCCTTGCAACGACTGCCGTAACCGCCGTTGCCAGCAAGGCAAATGTGTGCCCCATTGATGCGCAGGACAGCGACGCGCTTCCCCCGACCATTCCGGCCGGCGCATGGGTTGGTTTCAACATTCCGTCGACCGCTACCAATGCCAGCTCCGTTTGCGGCGTCCTCATCACCTACCGTCCTGTGTGATGGGAGGTGACGGGTGTTTGATCCGATCCGGATCTATGACAAGCCGGCCGTCATCCTGACCCAGCTTGGGAACGGGATTGCGACAACCGACAGCGTCCGCAGGGCTCTATTCGACCCTGCGGCGCTGTCGCCTCGTGAGCGCGCCTCGTATGCGGACGAGTTGAAGAAGTCGGCGGGTGGCAACCCGGTCGTGGATACGGCCATCGACGTGCTTGCCAACCCGCTGACCTGGCTGGCGTTCGTCTCCGGCGGGGCGATGGCCTCGAGGAACTTTGCGAGGTCCGGCCGCTTCTTCACCGGTGGCATGGCTGGTGGGGCCTACGGCGAGTGGGGCATGGCGAAGTGGCCGTTCCTGCGGTCGATTCGTGCTTTGAGCGCGTCCCAGGAACTGAGCAACACGCCGATCCCCGCACTGCTTGAGTCGATTCCCGGCGAGATGCAGCGGTACCAGAAGGAGTTCAGCCGGCACGTATCACCGGGCGTAGACCGCATCCGCAGGATCCTGAGCGACAAGCATGGCGTTGAGGTGAAGAGCCTTGACCCAGCGATGGCTCCGAATGCGGCGGTCGAGCAGGATCTGGTGACGATCCGTCTGGCATTGCAGTCTAAGTTGTCGGGCTGGGACAAGCAGTCGAACTTCAAGTTCGTGGCTGGCGTGCGTCCCAAGAACTACGAGATCCTTACGACTTGGGAGGACTCGGCGGGGAAGCTGCACAAGGAGTGGGTGAACGTCGGCACCAAGGAGAACTTCAAGAAGTACCAAGATGCGTTTGCGGAGAACCGCAACAACATCAAGTTCTCCAGGAAGGCGGACGGGAGCTTTGATGCTGACGTGACATTCATGGATCGCGCGGATCATGACGGCACCGCGCTCGAGGACCGGCGGTCGGGCAACTACCGGGCGTTCCAGATCGTGGACCCGAAGACCCAGGTGCGGGGCGACTCGCCCTTGCACTCGGGTATCGACGTCGACGTGATCGACGTGGAACGCGGCGCGCTGGTGGGGGACATCGTGCAGCTGAACCGGGACGTGAAGGAGTTCGGGCTGCAAGAGCTTATCGACGGCGTCGACCGGATGCGGACCGAGGTGAAGGTCCGGCTGTACGGAAACGATGACGTGTTCCGCAAAACGGGTACGTTCGAGGCCGACCGCTCCAAAATACTTAAGATCGCCCGAGGGGCTAGGAACGACCTTGAGAAGCAGGGCGTGATTGGGCGGGATGGCCGGTTCAACTACGAGGAGGCGGCGACGGCGAACTCCATCCTGACGGAGGAGGTTGCCGGCGCGATCATCGAGTACGGCAAGAAGAACCCCGGTCGCGGGATGAAGGCCGACCAGATCGAGCAACTCATCGCGGACACGTACTCGATCCTGGTCGACGACCCGAACTACCTGCCGCGCAACACGACGGCGGTCTTCAGGGACGTCGGCGGGACGCGGGTCGAGGTGGAGCCGAGCCAGTTCTCCCGGCCGGGCTCGTTCCTAGAGGGGTTCGGGCGGGACATCGTGGCGTCCGGTCGCACAAAGTTCCGGGTGCGGGACGCGATCCCGCTGGACCCGCAGGACCTTGCGTCGTTGGCAGAGCGGTACGGGGACACCGAGGAGCTGAATGCGGCGCGCAACTTCTCGCGGTCGCGGGTGATGAACCAGCAGCGGATGGACGTGCGCGGGACGTACAAGGTGCACAGGCTGGCACCGGACATTGCACTGCAGAAGTACATCGTGTCGAGTGCGCGGGACGCGGTGATGTTTTCGGATGACCCGTTCAAGAACCTGGGTGTCGTGGCGGCGCTCAAGGACTTCCCGAGTCCGCGGACGAACGTGCGGTACCCCGGCCCCACCGGCGAGAAGGGTGGTATGCCCGCGAGCTGGCGTCCGTATGGGGGCGGGCCGAAGCCGGCGGGCGGGTTCTCGTTGAACGACCTGATCGAGACGCAGATGCTGGCGCTCGAGGAGCAGTCGGGTGCGGATGGGTACGTGGCGCGCGCGATGCGGCAGCACGTCCTGCCGGCGGTGTTTGGGTACCGGACGGTGGAGGACGGGGCGTCCAAGGCGATGGGCAGCTGGTTGCGGGGGAAGGCGCTGAGCGTCGCCAACAGCGACTTCTTCAAGGAGGTCGAGCGGCAGGGCGGCGTGGCAGAGCGGTTCGTTCGTGGGATGCGGAGGTACGGCAGCACCCCACCGAGCGACTCCACGAGCTTCGGCAGCGACGTGGCCCGGATCTTCTACGGGTCGACCATCGGCCTGAACCTCAACACGGCGCTGACCAACCTGCTGCAGCCCCTGCACAACCTGCACCAGATGGGGTTCATGAATACGGCCCGTGCATATGCACAGACCATTGAGCAGATGTACGCCTACGGGAAGGCGCGGGTGGCGCTTGGCAAGGGTGCGAGCCCGGCCCAGATTGAGGAGGCGATGGACCGCACCATGAACCGCACGCTGACGGGCGGGGTGCGTGTGAACCTGCGGGACATCTCGGACATCTCCAATGCGTGGGATGCGGTCGAGAAGCCGGGCTTCGGGGCACAGATCTCCCAGGGCGGGGGCGGGGTGTTCGAGGCGGTCATGAAGCCGTTCCAGCTGACCGAGATGGTCAACCGGATGGCGACGGCCAACGCGGTCCTGAACGCGGCGGAAGAGGGCTGGAAGGCGGGTGGGCGCTCAAGCCGGCTGGATCCCTATCGGGCCATCCAGGAAGCGCGGTCGGCGGTGGAGACCATGCAGTTCGGCAGCAGCCCGCTGAACCGCCCGCTGATGTTCTACACCGACTACCTGCGGAACCCCGCGATCAGGCAGTTCCTCCAGTTCCCGGTGCGCTCGGCGGTCAACATCGCCACCATGCCTGGGCTGGTGGGGGGTACCCGGAACGTGCTGGGCATGGAGGTCACGAGCCCGTTTGGCATTGCCTCGGTGGATACCTTGCGGATGCTGGGCGTGTCGGCGATTGCGTATGAGGTGGGCAAGAACATGCTGGGCGCGGACCTGAGCCGTGGCCTTGCCGTTGGCTTCGTCCCGGACATCGACGTGGAGAAGGACCAGCAGCTCATGCTGCCCGTTCCCCCGTTCGCAGATGCCATGTACTCGGGCGTCCGCTCCTTCATGGCCGGTGGGGACCGGGAGATCCTGAGCGACGTGGTTCCGCTCGTGGTGCCTGGTGGCGTAGCGATCAGCAGGGCGTTGGGAGCGATGCCCAAGAGCGAGACGCTGCAGTCGCTCGGGTTGCAGAAGCGGTACGCGGCGTGGGACCAGGCGGACGCGGAGGGGAACGTGCCGGTGTTCGATCAGAACAGCCGGTTGCTCGGGATGTACTCCGGGTCGGACATCGTCCTGCGGAGCATGGGCACGGACATGGGTCGGTTCCAGAACCAGGGCGAGGTGACCCAGTTCCTTCTGAAGAACCGCGACCAGATGCGGGATCTGAGGCGGCAGTGGATTGCGTCTGTCCTGGCGAACGACATGTCCAAGGCGTCAAAGATCAAGGCGAACTACGAGCGCCAGTTTGGGATGCCGCTGACGGTGACGCAGCAGCAGATGAAGGAAGCCGTGCGTATCCGGGAGGAGAGCGTCGCCGGCCGAACGCTGCAGTCGATGGACAAGGACCTGCAGCAGCAGTATCGGGACGTCATGCAGGCAACGGTTCCGCAGGCCATGCTCGGCCCGCAGATGCCCCTGGAACAGGGGTCGATGTACGTGTGGTCGAATCTACCGAAGCGCTGAGTGGCATCCAGAACTCCAAGATCCCCGGTACGTGGTGCCAGCGCACCGCACCCAGGACTGCCCGGTCCACGAACCTCGATCCGACCCAGAGTGGATCGAGACCGGGGCACGCCGCGGCGACCTGCGAGACGGTCTTGCGGTTGATGCTCGTGGACACGTGGATCAGCTCGCCGGTGGGCCACACCCGCGTGTAGGTGTTGGCGACCGGACGGAGGATCCAGGGCTCGCTTTCGTGCGGCCCCACCAGGTCATCGGGCTCGGGGCGGTCCTTGGCGATGGCGTACCGTATGAGCGCCCACCAGCGGCGAGGGTTGGTGGGGAACTCGCAGGTGTACAGGTGGGACGTACCGCGCTTGCGCTGGCGCGACGGCATCCACTCCTTGGGGATCGAGGTGTTCAGGTACAGGCGCTGGTGCTCGAGGCGTCCGCCACGGCCCTGGGCCCAGCCCGTCTCAAGGGTAAGTCTCTGCGCTCTTTCCAGGTTCATACGGTGCTTCGCGGATCTTCTGCAGCTGGCCGATGATCATAAGGGAATCCTTGCGGACGTCCTGCATCCAGTCGATCATGCCGGTGGTGGTGATGCCCTTGGAGGACAGGTCAGCGAGGTGCTGGACCATGCCGATTCCGATGATGCCGGACTCGGTCTTCTCCATCAGATCCTCGAAGAACTTCGGTTGCGTGATGCGGTGCACCCGTTCGATGGCGCAGTCTGGGAAGCGCTGCTGCCAGCTGTAGTTGATGCGGTCAAGGAAGGCCGGCGATGGGTGGGTGTAGTAGATGAAGCCCCACGAGGAGTTGACCTCGCTCGTGACGCAGATGGACCACCTGTCAGGATCCATGCCGTGAAGGCTGTTGCAGGCGGAGATGTGTTCCTTGATGTCCTGATACGAACCTTGGTCAGGAATCGAGACGACGATCGTAGATTCGTAAGGCATACCCTCATCCTAAAGGTAAGAAGTAAAAGGGCCCCGTGGATTTTCATCGACACGGAGCCCCTATCCGGGGGTTCGTACCCACCAATGAGGGGAGGGGGCTCCTTGCGGGAACTCCCCCTCCCCGGCTGGTGGGGCTTGTGGGTCAGGTCGACAGGGCCTTCTGCAGGAACTCCTTGCGGTACTGCTTGCCGTCCTTGGCCGTATCGTACTGGCACTTGACGACCACGGCAATCACCGAGTCGGTGTTTTCCAGACGGTGGGACAGGTCGGCCAGGGCAGCACCGATGTCCTGCGGCTCACGGCGGAGGCAGGTGGTGAGGTGGCCCTTGAGGCGGCGCAGCTCGATCTCGGCGCGGGTCTTGGCGCCGTTGTCGGTCAGGGCACCCATGTCCGCGGGGAGGCGGATCGGGGCACCCATCCAGCGGCGCGGCTCGTCCTGACCGGGGTCGTTGATGAGCTGGTAGGAGAACTGGATCTCGAAGCCGGGGAACGTCTGCCCGTCCTTCTGCTTGAACGTGCTGTCCTGCATGTTCACGTCGGTGACCAGGCAGTCGTGGTTGCCCTCCTCCGGCCACCAGCCGAGCGAGCCGAGACCCGAGTCGGCCTGAACGGACTGGAAGTTGTTGTTGAGGGCGGCGAAGACAGTCTTGACCTTGTTGTCAATGGGCATAGCAAACTCCGAATAGGGTGAGAAGTGAAACACGGAACGTGAGAAGGAAGGCGAGCGCGCCCCCCGCGTCAGCGGGGCGCGTTCGCCGCATCGTAAGCAGCCTGAAGGGTTGCCCATGCAGCCTCGGTGGGAAGCTTCAGGGTTTCCATGGGTTGCATGGTGCGGACCTTCGCGATGCCCTCGAGCTTGGGGTTCGAGAACGTGGCAAAGTGCTGCCGCACCTTCTTGCTGGTGACGTTGTTCTTCTTAATGATGCGGTCGCCGACCTTCACCTCGACCTCGCGTGATTCCTCAACGACATCCCAGGTGGTGGTGATGGGGACAACCAGATCAAACATGGGGAACATGCGTGCGTACAGGCCATCCGAGATGAGGATCTTGTACTCCTCGACGTGCTGGTTCTCGGAGAGCGGGATGTGCTTGCGGGACAGGTGCGCGATGTAGAAGACTCCGTAACCGTGCCGGCGCAACGACGAGCCGAACTCGATCAGGGTGTCGAACAGGCGCTCCCATCCCAGCCGGCCGTCGACGTCGGTGAACTTCTCCCGACCGTACAGGCTGGCGATGTGCGGACGGAGCAGGCGGATGGCAGCACCGAGCGTGTCGATGACCACGGTCTCGGGGCGCGGCTGATTGCGAACGGCAAGGTCGACGAGCTGCTTGTGCTTCTCCTCGACGAGCTTCCACGACAGGACCATGGGGTTGCCCCGCTCGTCCTGCGCCCGACCGTCAGCACCGGGCGTCGGCCACATCACTGCCTCGCTGGTGGGGCAGACCGCCGGCGTCTCGTCGAGGTTGATGATGAAGGCATTGGGATTGGACTGGAGCAGGAACGACTTTCCAGCGCCCGCTTCGCCAACAACCAGGCCGAGCATGCGCCCAAGAGGGACGCGGCCAGTGACCACCGAAGAGCCGAGGGAAGGGTACTTGGAAGCAATTGTCTTACCGGTTGCAAGGGCATGTGTCATGATGATGCCTTAGTCGAGGAAGGTGGGTGCACGCATACCGCCGGGCAGGACCATCCTCTCGCCTGCCGCAAAGGTTGCCGGAACATCCGGCATGCTGATTGGTTCGTCGAACTGCGCCTCGACCGAGTCGTCGGCGGAGTCCTGGCTGACGGGCTGGACCTCGCGGGCAGCCGGCCGGTAGCCGGGGATGCTCACGACGACCTTCCGTTCGAACTTGATGTTCAGCTTCTCGCACCACTCGGAGAAGGTTGCCATCGTGATGCTGGTGCCGTGGTTCTCGTTGAAGAGGAGGAGCAGCGAGGAGCGGGACTCGATGTTCTCGCCGCAGCGCCTGACGATCTCCGCGATCTTCGGGGCAATGACGGACTCGAGGATCTCCTGCTCAAACTGCATGAATGGATGGGGTCTGCTCATGCGATGTCTCCCTCGGGCACCGCATCATCGCGGTCCCGTTGCACGAAGTTCTCGCCGCGCACGACGTCCGGCCACACGACCGGGTCCGTCAGCATGAAGGGCATGTACGCGCTCGGCGTGCCAGTGCCCTGAATCGGGTCGCCCATCTCGAAGTTGTCCGGATAGGGTTCGCGGTTCGCATATGAACGGCAGAACTCGAGGCGCGAATTGTACTGCGAAACCAGCTTGGAATCAAGCAAATGCGTCGATGACGTGAAAGAAATGTTGACGCACGGATTCGTCAGTCGCTCGGGCGCAAGATGTAGGTACTCGTCTTCGCCGACATACCACTGGTAGCAGCGACCCTCGTAGAAGTGCGGGTCGGGCTCGCCGAGATAGATCTTCTCGTTGCGCGGTTCGCCCTTGCGCGGACCCGACTTGAGCGGGCTGGTGTCCAGCGTGTAGGCCCGGTCCTTCATGCCGAACTCGATGGTGGGCTTCTGCACGGCAATGTGGATGACGCCACCCACCCGCTTGGCGGAGTACTCGGAGAGCGGCAGTTGGCTCATGACGTGGAAGTAGTGCTGCGTCTGGAACTCGATGGGGCACGCCTGCAATCGGTCGACGGGGCTTGCGCTCGTGGTCTTGAAGTCCACGATCCACAGCGTGTCGGGATCCTTGGGGAACGTGATGAGCGCATCGGGCTGGATGACGCAGTCCTGGTACCGGAGCATCGGTTCCTGGGCCACGACGTTGACGGCGCGCAGCCACCCGTCAAGCTTGCCGGTGGGGCCTTCGCCGTCGGGACGGAACGAGACCTGGATGGCAGCGGAAAACCAGGCCCACGCGGTACGTGCGTCCTTCTCCTCGCGGGCAAGGATCTCGCGGACCAGCTCGGGGGACTGGCCGGCGGACTTGCCGTAGCGGCGCAGCTCCTCGAGGCGCAGGTCGATGGCGTTGTCGTACATCTCGAGCGCGGCCTCACGGTCCTTGCGCAGGCAGTAAGCGGCGAAGGCAAGGTGGGCCCACGATCCACGGGACAGGGCGGCGCTGTACTTGGATGCCTTCACGAGGCCGAGGCGGCGCGAGAGGTACCAGGTGAACGGGCAGGTGCGGAGCGAGCGGTAGTCGGACGAGCGGATGCCCACGGTGCGGGGCGAGAGGCCGTGGTAACGCAACCATTCGGCTGCCTCCATGCCCCCGCTGGTGGGGACCTTGGGCGTGTCTGTTTCGGGTGGCATGAGGTTGTCTCCTGAGGATGGAAATGAGAGTGCGCGGGCGGCGCACCACGCGACCCGCCCGCGCACTCATTGTCGTCCGGCTGGGTGAAGTACTTGCTTCACTCAGAGCTTTGAGCCGTACTTCTTGCACAGGAACCAGCCGCCGACGAAGCCCACCAGGGCGAGCATGCCGGCGAACCAGAGGGAACCGAGGAACGAGGAGAAGTCAGCGAGGATCATTGCGAATCTTTCTTGTGAAGGCGTCGCCACGCAGCGTCGAACTCTGGGTCGGATGCACGCCGCGCGGCGACGTATTCGCGCGCATCCTCAGGTTTGTCAGGGTTGAGCATTCCTGCAGCGAGGTCCGCGTCAATGACCTTCTTTCGGGGAAGCCAGCCAATTGCGATGCGGACTGCGGTGCCGAGTCCGGTCTGCCAGAGGATGATGGCCGCAGCCACCAGAGCCACGGCAGCAGCAACCCACCACAGCGTCGATAGCCAAGCAGGTGTTCGGTCCTCCAGATGAGGAATGCTGCCATGGATATCGCCAGCCAGGACATTGATTCGTTCCGCACGAGTCACAACCTCCTTGTCGCCGACGGCAATGCCGTGGTCGATGAGAGCCTGGGACTCGGCCTGGATGGCAGTTGCGTTGCGGCTCACCTTGGCGAGCTCGCTGCACCCCACCAGCAGGCTAGTTGCGAGACTCAAGCTGGCGCTCAATCTTGTCCAGCCGCGCATTCATTGCCTCCTGCTGGGAGACCAACCGCATGAGCAAACGATCGTGCGTGAGATATGCGCTGCCGAGAATGGTCAGCAGCGTGAGTGCCACGCCGATGATGCCGGCCCAATCGCGCAGCGACAGCTTGACGATGTTGTTCTGCTCTACGGTCATGTCTTATCCAGCCATCTCTTCGGTTGGCTTGAGGTCTATTTCCATGTCAGGCGATGAGCTTGCGAATGATTCCGGTCGTGATCACGGTGTATCCATTATCCGGCGAAGCAGCGTCCGACAGACCTGTGAATGTGGATGGACTGTAAGTCGGCGTTGTCGTGACGGTGGGCTGACTTCGCAGATGCGCTGCATAGAGAGTGTTTGACAGGTTCTGATACAGGTTTCTGTCCCTGATCTGCTGCGCCGTCAAGATGGATGCAATGTCCACAACCGTGACATTCTTTCCATCGTTTGAATTCGTAGTCGCCCAATTTGCTGCCGCTTCTGCTACTGCGGGACGATCCGTGTCCCATGTGCCTGCGCCGGGATCTCCCGCAACGACTGGGTGTGTCACGGACATCACGAACGACAGGTCTGCTGCCGGATAGCCGAGCGTTGTGACCCACACGTTGTAGACTGCATCTCTGATTCTTGCGGCATTGGTCGTCCAAGTCGATCCTGTTTCCGATCCATTGATGCCGCTGTTGTGCCACCACACAACGCGCCCAGATCCACCTGCTTCAATCTGTCGCTCACGAAGTTCCTTCAGGTACGCCTCCAGGTACTTGGGCGTAGCTTCAACAAGATCGGCCAGCAATTCAGTCGTAGCGCCGCCAAAGTAGTTGAGGCAGCTTACGCTGAATCCTTTATAACTCCTGCGAATCACCGAGTGATAGAACGCTGCAAACGGCCCTGTAACTCGATATGTCGTTCCGGTGTTGTAACCGTCCCACGCACACTTCATCTGGTCCGGCGCTCCGCCAGTATTGGTTGAGCTGAAGTTAAGCTTCTCCGTGGCATATCCGGTGCCGCCGCTCGTCGGGATGTCGCTTGCGCTCCCTGCGACAAGCGTATTGCTTCCCTTCATGGCACGAAGTCGGAACGTGCCTCCAGTCGTAGCAAACTTTCCATACACGAGGCGGTATTGCAGAGACACCCCCGCACCACCAGTTGGGCCGCTTGCAAGTTGACTACCTCCATTCAGTCGAACACTTGTGCCGCCGCCAAATGATGTGTAGGTTGTGCCTGCCGGAACAAACGCAACACCAATATTGAAAGATGCTGGCTTCCAAAATGCTTTGGCAATCACAAATGATGCCGTACTACTTGGCGTGCTTACTGACCAACCGCTAACTGTTGCCGTCTTGGTCGTGCCGTTGTATGCCGTAATTTTCCCGTAATTGAATGAGGAGCCGGAGGGGTACGTGCTTCCTACCGCACCCGACAAAATGCCGATGAACATTCCGGTGTATGCGTTATTCACCGATGACGCACCAGCATCAAGCTGCAGCGTCGTGGATGAGGAAGCAACAGCGGTGTTTTCCCGAACAAACAAATTGTCGAACGTGGTGTTGAGAGCCGTGGCATCTGTATCACTTGCGACAGCAATCCGGTTAGTAAGCGAATACACAAATCCAACATCCTCTTGTGATCTTCCATTCCAGATGTACCCGTTCCACTGCATAAACATCCCGCCGTAACGCTCATTTCCGCCATCTTCAGAATCGCATGGATGCAACGGCGTTGCGTAATTCGGCGCTCCAAGCGCAGCCATTGCCGAAGACCATCCGTAGGTGTACCCGCATACTCCCGGCGATCCAGCGTTGCTGTCTCCGAACACCACGATGTCCACGGAATCGTTTCCGGCCATCACATCTCGAAGAAATACGCCGGCACGGCTGCTCCCGTACACACCAGCCTCGGGACTGTCCACCGATCCCACCCGCTGCGCCGAGAATGTTCTTCCAGATGTAACACTTGAAGTAGAAACAAACTGAGCATTGAAAGAAGTTGTTGTAATTACTGCTCCGCCGGAGGTGGGTATAACAAGATCAGAAGAAACAATTGTTCCGCCAGCAAGCAGCTGAACAACATCTCCTGACTGGAGATTGACCGGCTCGTTATTTAGCGCAGGTGTGGGGCCATTGACGCCGAACACGGTGTCGGTCGCGGCGGTGGCGACGGTGACGAAGCCGGGCGTGGTGGTCATCTTGACGCACGCGTATGCGGGAATGGTGCCGGACGCTCGGATGGTGGGTGTGGTCATGTCAGGCTCGGTATGCGTTGAAGACGTTGCCGGAAGTCTTGGACTCGATGGCGATGAACTGCCCGCCGGTCACGCTCTTAATGAGCGAGCCGGGCGTAGTGCCGGGGACTAGAAGGTCGCCGGATGTGATGGTTCCCTCGGCGATCACCTGGTATGCGGGACCGTCCTGGAAGACGACGGGCTGGCCGGCTGCAACCGTGGTGGCGGATACTCCGAGCACAACCTTGCCTTCGGTGGATCGCGAGACCAGAGCAGGCGTCGTCGTGAGCGAGACGCACTGGTTGATGGAGATTGACTCAGATGCAAGGAAGGTTTGCATAGTCATGTTTCAATCTGCACTTGGAAGGTGTCGATGGTTGCGTTGGTCGCAACAGCCACGAAACCAGGCGTGCTTGTCATGGTCAGGTAAATGTAACAGTGAAGGTGTCGATGGTCGCCTTGCTACCGAAATAGTTTCTCACCGTAAACGTGAGAGGACCGATTGGTATGTCGCAGTATGCGTTGAAGGACACGATGTCGCCCGGCCTGATCGTGTAGTAGCTCGTTGCCGTGACCGACGGATCTACCGTGATAATGTTCGAGTTTGTAATGTCGCTGGCATTTGAGGTCGGCGACGTGTAGATCAGAAGGGATCCGCCGTTTGCTTCCCAGAAAGTGTTTGCGGGTACGCTGATCTCAAGGACGGAGGTGTTCGTGAACCCGGTTACGGTCACGAAGTTTCCGTTCGCGCCATCGTTGGCGAATCCGCTGATGTTGTTCCAGTTCAGGGTGCCGAGCGTCTGGTCTGCAATGGACTTCGTTCGTTCCCGCTGAGTGCGGAAGAACGTATTGCCGTACATGTACTTGGTTCTCGAACGCTGCAGCATCAGAGCCCCGCGTAGAGAACGGTGATGGTGGGGGTTCCGCTGCTTGCGTAGGAGAACACCTCGATGTACTCGCAGCCTAGTGTGTCGACGAGGATGAAGCCACCCGGGGTGGTGGTCGTCGCTCCGTTGTAGAGCTTGGCGTCTCCCTGCGAGAGAGTCCACGAGGTCATCTCGTAGGCACTGCCGATGCCGGGGAGATTGGTCTGCTGCGTGGTCGAGACGGTGCCGACCACGTATGCAAGGAGCTGCGGAACGTACGCGTTGTTCTCCTGTACGTAGTTCCAGCCGAAGACGTAGAAGTTCTGCGATGCAGTGTTAGCGCTGCTGTAGATCTTCAGCTTCAGGTAGTTCAGGCTCGCACCGAACACCGTGCTGCCCGCTGCCGAAGCTGGCTTGGTCGCGGTCAGCGTCTTGACCGGCGCCGTCGCTGCAGTTCCCGCAGTGAACGATGCCAGGTGGAAGTTCTTCGCGTCGGTCGTGAGTGTGACGTATGACATGGTCGTCCTGGGTGATGAGCCACCTGGCGGTCCACTCACCTGCAGCCCTGCGCTGGCCTGCCGTGCCGGTGGGGAGGACCATGAGACCGATGGCGTACTCCTGCAGGATACGCATAAGGGCGTCGATCGCAAGACCCGGGTGCGGCTTTCCTGCCTTGGGTTCAGGCATCCCCACCAGCCCCTCGAGGAGGAGGAGCGGGCGGGGAGTGCCATCCCGGAGACGGCGGCAGCAATCGGCGAACCGGCGGCGGCCGTCAGGGGTCAGGAGGTTCTGCGTGATCTCGTCGATGGATCCCTTCCGCTCGACGACGGCTGGGTTCCCGTCGATCTGGTAGTCACCCGTCTTGAGCGTGCGCTTCTGTGTGCGGATGCGTACCGTGATACCCGACTGACGGCACGGGTCACGCGATGGATCCAGGCAGACGATGTGCTCGGGGAAGGTGAACGGCTTCTTCTCCCGCTCGTCAACAAGGATGGTGTACTCGCGCTTCACCTGTGCCTTCAGTGTACGACAGCTTGAAGGTGAAGGGCAGGCTCGTGCCGAACAGTTCGTTGGACCAGATGAAGATGGACTTGGCGATGGTGTCCCGGACTACGGCAGGATTCGTCTGGCTGGTGGTGAAGATCAGCTCGTCGTGCAGCTGGAGGTTGAAGCGGTACTGGTCGACCGTGTCCTGCATGAGTCGGGACTGGATCATGGTCATGAACACGGCCGAGGTGCCCTGCACCATGAACGAAGTGGTGTCGTGGATAGTGCGGGCAGGGCTGTGGGTGTAGAGGATGTCCGCTTCCATGAGGCGGAGCTTGCCTACCTTGCCGTCATCGAACCAGGCCGAGCGGGTGTTGGCATAGTCCTGCCAGGCGGAGAAGATGGGCAGGGCACGGACCTCAGGCAGGGTGATGAGCCTGCCGGTCGTGGCGATGGCGGTGCGCCACGCTTTGTCGGGACCGCCGCCGTTGACCCCCACCAGCAGGGCGGTCTTGGCGAGGTTGCGGTCGCCGGGCAGGGCGAGGTACGGGTCGTGGGCAAAGGCGAAGTCCCGCATCTTGCGGTCGCGGGAGATTGCTGCTGCCACACGGAGTTCGAATGCGGTCATGTCCATCCGCCACACCCGCTGGCCGGTGGGGTCGGTCATCAGTTCGCGGATGTCCTTGGACCAGGTCTGGGCTGCGGGTCGCCGGCATGAGAGGCGCACGGACTGCACGCCGCCCTCGTCGGTGGGGGCTCCGTACCAGGAGGGGTAGCAGGAGACCTGGTCGCCGAGGGTGAAGCATCCGGACGGGATGTACTCGTCGTTTCCACGGTGGATCCGCTGGGACAGGATCTTCCGGATCTCCTGCTCGATGCTGTGCTCGGATGCGTAGGTCGAGATGTACTCGAGGAGCTGGGCGTCGGCGTCGTTGGGGTTGCGTTCGCGGAGGATGCCGGCCAGGACCTTGCGGTTCTCCCGGTTGTTGCGGACGCTTCGCTTCTTGTCGGAGTACTCGAGGAGGCGCGAGTCGTGCAGCTCCAGCATGTAGTCGGCTGCAGCTGACGAGGCGCGGTCGATCAGCTCAGATTGGGAGGAGCCGCTGCCCTCGCCGGACGTGAAGATCTCCGACTTGTAGAGTTCGGCGCCGATCACTTCGGTGGTGTGGGCCAGGTTGTCGGCGGCACAGTGCAGCTCGTAGCGGTTGAAGTGCTGGCCGTTGTGCGAGAGGTCGAGGATGTTCCAGAGGCGGTCGGAGTGGAACATGATGGCGGACGGCGTGAGCTTGCGACCCTGCTCATCGTGGATGCGCTGGGCCAGGGCGCGCGCTGCGAGCACTGCGTTGTGCGTGTCCTGCGCGTTGTACTTGATGGCGTCGGCGCACATGGGGAACGGGAACTTGCCGGCCTTGAGCGTGCGGTCGTAGGCGAAGGCGCCGAGTGCGGGGCCGAGTGCCTTGAGCGAGCGCTCCTTGCGGGTACCGGAGTGAAGCCACGACAGGATGATCGTGTCCACCAGGGTGGGCAGCGGGTACTCGACGAGCCACGAGGCGAAGCCGGAGAACTCGCGCAGGTACGACAGGTCGTACACGATGTTCGATCCGACGATGGTGTCTGCATTGCGGACCAGGTCGAGGACCAGGTGCTGCTCGGTGCACATGTCGAAGACCGCCGTCTCCTGCGGTTCCCAGCCGGTGGGGTCCGAGGGTTCGCCGGAGACGATGGTCACGGCACACTGCGGAACGAGGCGGCACGGCAGGTGGATGCGGTCGATCTGCTTGGAGAGGGCGGGGTTGAAGACGGTCTGGTCGGGGCACGCACCGGAGCCCTTGTCCCAGCAGGAGAAGGCGCCGTAGGTCTCGACGTCGAGCGAGATGATGAGGGGCTTATTGTTCACGGGCCTCGAACTCCTGGATCTTGGAGAGGTACATGGTGTTGCGTGCCTTGGCTTCCTTCAACTCTTGCCGCAGCGTGGTGATGATCTCGGTCTGCCTGCGCAGCTCGTAGTCCATGCCCTCCACCATTCGCTTGTAGTTTGCGTACATGGCGCGCACGGCCATGTGGTTGGAGGGTGTGCCGTAAAGATCGAAGTGCAGTTCCCAGTACCGCAAGGCGATCTCTGGGTCTTCGTCCTGTTCCGGCTTGGTGTTCTTGAACTTCTGTTCCACCACCGGGTCGTATGGATCCTTAACGGACTTCATGAAGTCAAGCAGCTGACTGATGTTGAGGTTTGTCATGGTTGTCTCCGGATAAACCATGCGGGCGGCGGGGTTCCGTCGTCTCGGTCCCGCCGCCCGCTGGGCAGAAAGGCTTTCGGAAATGTACCCCACCAGCCAGAGCCTTATCGTGGTGACCGCTAGTAGCGTCGACTGTGCGCGGATATCACGGCAGGGAGTCGAGAGGCATGGGTGCTCAGAGGAGGACGGATGGCTGGGGGATACGGACGCACCTACACACTGCTGTACAGGCAGTGGATCTATGGTGCGCCCCACTTGGACATGGTCATGGCCTTGACCTTGTCCGGAGTGGCTTGGTGGGGCAGGGTCCCGACGCACGCAGTCGACACATGTCGATGCGCCTCGTCAGAGAGTCGGGCCCTGCCCCGTGTGGTTACCAGGGCTTGGGGAGGTACGAGTCACGGTTGCACA